TGTAGAAAAGGCATTTGAAAAATCTTGGTGGCGCACTTTACCCGATAACCGTTTAAAGAAATCTTGGAGAGATATTTTAAAAGTAGATGAGTTTGTTTTTCGGCCAGAAGATAAAGCAGCAGGTTGGTATCAAGGGGGAAAAGTAACAGTAAATTTAGCGGGGAATGCTGATAAGTTAGAATCTGAAATAGTAGAAGATGTAATAGAAACAATAATACATGAATATAGCCATAAAGCAACAAGTTCAGAAATTAAGCCACTTGTTGAGAAACATATATCAAAAGCATTTGACTTATTAAATGAGTATATAGAAAACTCTCCGAGTATTGTTATTAATAATAAAGACCGCATTAGAACGAATCTTCTGCGCTCAATAAAAGAGCCTTTGGTAAAGATAGGTAAAATAGATGCTTATGATGAAACTTATGCTTATATTACTTCTGCTTTTTCTAGTAGGGAAATGAATTTGAAGATTATAGAGTCTACCGAAGAATATATGAAAAATGTTTTAAATGGTTTTATGAAATATGCTATGTCGATTTTAGATGAGGGAGAAGTTGATAAAGAGATTAGGGATGGAGTTAAAAAGGATTTAGAGAATCTAAAGTCTGATGTTCTTAAAGAAGTTGAAAATTATGCTATGAATCTAACAGTATATGGGAGGGATTTCTATATGAAAATAAACGAAGACCCATACCAACCCAATAGGGGATATACTGGTGGAAAATATATTCGTGACCTTAGAAAGAAATCATTAGAAGAATTAAAAGCCAAACAGTTAGAGAGACTTAAGTAATAGATGGGATAGATTATGGACTTAGACTTGTTTAATCTTGAGCATCAAATGGATATGGAATTATCCAAAAATTCATTTCCTTACTTTTTTAAAAATGTCCTTGGTCTAGATTTTGCCAATCATCAACAAGAATGGCATGAACTAATGAATACTACTCAAAGAACAGTAATTATCTGTTCTAGGGGTCACGGTAAATCTGTATTTATGCATGCATGGGTAGTTTGGAATTTAGTTTTCCAGCCCCCTCCATATCAAATGTTATACATTTCTTCTAACCAAAAGCAGACTATGGTTCACATGAGAGATATTGATAAATTATTTGCTCATCCTTTACTAAAGAAATTCAAGCCAGCAAGAGGTTGGGCTATTGGTAACATTACTCTAACCAATGGTAATCAAATCTTAGAGCGTTCAGTTGGCTCTCAGATTCGTGGTCTTCACCCACAAGAAATTGTTATTGATGACCCTTTGAAAGAATTTAGTGTAAGTGGTATTCAAAAAGTTACAGATTGGTTTTATGGCGACATGATTCCTACGCTTCACCATACTGCTTCTTTGAGAGTTATCGGAACTCCATTTAGTTATACAGATATTTATCAACAACTTTCTGAAAATCAAGCCTATACAGTTAGAACCTATCCTTGTCTTAATGCTTTAAATGAACCACTTTGGCCAGATAGGTGGAACTATGAGGCGTTGATGGAAAGAAAGGCTGAGATAGGCTCTCTTAAATTTACTAGAGAATATATGTGTGTGCCTATTTCAACTGGAACTTCTCTCTTTAATCCTGAACATTTAGACAGTGCTAAGAATAAAGATTTGGTATTAAAGCCCCAAAAAAGAGAGGGAATGAAATACTTTGTAGGTGTTGACCCTGCTATTTCTACTGATGGCGATTACAATGTAATTACTGTAATAGAAATGGATGAAAATGAGAATAAATCAATAATTTATATTGATAGGGCAAAGAATGTAGAGTTTAGAGAAAACATACAGAAGGTAAAACTCATTGGTCAAATGTTTAGACCCGAAGTTATTCTTTTTGAAACCAATACCTTTGCCAAATCATTTACACAAGAACTTCGCCAAGTGGCTGATTTGAATGTTCATGATTTCAACACCACTCGCAGAAAAAAGCAAGAAATAATACTTAATTTGCAGATGACTTTAGAAAACAATAAAATGCATTTCCCTTATGGGAATGAAGAGAGCCGCAGAGTTACTTCGGCTTTGATTGAGGAATTGTCTATGTTTGCTATTACTGAAAGAGGTAAATTTGAGGGGGTAGGGGCGCACGACGATATGGTTATGAGTTTGGCTTTAGCAAATGCCGCTACTTACCAAGCCACAGATAACTTCATACTTCTAGATGATATGGGCCTGTTCGATGATAATCCAAGAAGGGCAAATACTAACTTTGGATTAGGATTAAATTTTTGAGGAGTGAATATGCCTACTGCTGAACAATACAGAGAAGCCTCTACTCAAATGTCTCGTCTTGCTGAGTTAGAACAAGAAGAGGAAGAGGCAAAAGAAAGTGTTCAGCAGGAATTAGATATTGAACTAAAATTTGACTTTGGAGAAGTATTATCGGAGTATGACGAAATTAATAAGATTTCAAATACATACAATGTTAATGCTAGTAAAGCAAGAGATATGTTGAATTCATTTCCTAAAGAATACACAGTTGAGGATAATAGTATTCCAGACTTGATAAAAACTATGAGAAAAACTCGTAGAGAATTAAAGGGAGAACAAAGAGATAAAATGTCAAAGGCCATTGATACTATGATTGATGCATATAGTGACCATTTGTATAAGTGCATTGATGCTATTTACTGGCTATCTCCCTATAAATCAACTCTATTGAAAATGAGATTCAATGAAAAAGACCTACATAAATTACATAAAATGAAAGATTTATCTTCTCGAAGAAAAGTTGTAGATGCTTTGTGTAAATATTGGGAAGCAGAACTCGAACAAAAAGATATGGCCTACGGTAAAGAATATGCCACGCTATCCAAAACTATGTCTTCCGCAAAAAAACAATTTAGAGATTGTATTGCTAAAGTTAGTAGTCAGTCTATTACTAAATCCAAAAAAGAAAGACAAGAGGATTTTATTATCAAAACAGTTTGCGAATTCCAAGGTATAGGTGCTAGAGAAATACATGAAAGAATGCCAAATAGTATGCATAGGACTTGTTCTCCTCATGTTATTTCTAAAATGATTAAAAAATTGGATATTGTTTCTGTAGATGGAGCCTATTACAAATTACCTAGTGAAATAAAAAAGAATATTTGGGCCTATACTGCGGCATTTATTGACTCAGATGGATATATCACTCTTGATAGAAATATGAATCCTAGAGTGGGGCTAGTTGCTACAGGAGAAAGAGGAAAAGCATTCATGCTGGAAATGCACAAATCAATTGGTTTTGGTAGGATGCATCTAGACCAAAAATCTCCACAAGATACTAGACTAATAAATAGATTAAATTTTTATTCACAATCAGATGTTAGTGAACTACTAACGAAATGCCTACCTCACTTTAGACTAAAGAAAGGAAATGCTGAACTTCTCTTAGAACTAATTCGCATGAAGAAGTCCTACAAAAAAACAGATTGGTATAAGGACCGATGTGGTGAAATTTTTAAATTAATGAAATGGGAAAATCATAAAGACCATGTTGGGTTTGATTGGGCAAAAGAAAATATAAATTTAGATGATATTCAAAAATATAAAGATAATTGTAAAGTTTCTGTAATGGATGAAATAGAACAAATTGGTGGGACTGTTCTAAAGGAGGAGTAGAGGTGGATATAGAAATCTACGAAGTCGGGCCAAGAGATGGGTTACAAAATAGTAGTTTCAAATTATCCACTAAAAATAAAGTTCACTTGGTTAAGGAGTTATATTCTGCTGGCCTTACTCAAATGGAAATCGGCTCTTTCGTTCATCCTAAGTATGTTCCTAATATGGCAGACTCCAAAGAAGTATTTTTACAAACTAAAGAAATAGCAGATTTCGATGTCTTGATTCCTAACCAAAAAGGATTTGATAATGCTAAGGAAATAGGTGCTAAGAACTTCAATGTCTTTTTTTCACCCTCTAAAGAATTTAACATGAGAAATTTGAATAGGTCTTTAAAAGAAAAATTTTCTGAGTTAGATGATATGCTAATTGAAGTAGATAGAAGTAATGTAAGAGCGTATGTGTCTTGTGCCTTCGGTTGCCCCTTTGAAGGAAAACCCAAAGAACACGTTCTAAAAGATGCTATGTTCAAAGCAGACTACTTGGCAGAAACTATTGTTTTATGCGATACTATTGGTGTTGCCCATCCTACTCAAATGCTACATACTTTAGAAATGACTAGAGGACTTGATGCAAACATAGCACTACACTTACATGAAAATAAAAATTACACTAGAGACATTTTTGACAATGTAAAGGTAGCGGCTGAATGGGGAATAGACACTTTTGATGCTAGTATTAACGGTTTGGGAGGATGTCCATTCATACCAAATAGTGGGGGAAACCTTTCTACTAACCAGTTAATTTCTTGGGCAAACAATCATGGTTATGAAACAGGAGTCGAACTTGAAAACCTCAGTGAGATAACTTACTGGATTAAAAGTTTTCAAGATAAAAAACTTAAGTTACCCGAAGCATTCATAATAGAAACATCTCCTGTTGCTTGATAAGGGAGGAGGTGATGCTATCGTTGAACAGAAAAGAAGATTCAGTATTACGAACTTATTTAGACGCTCTACTCCAAAACCTGCTGATAGGGAAATCTACAATATCGGTATTCAAGAAAGACAACAGAATAGCCTTATGACGGCTCCTTTACTATACCATATAGTTCAAAATTCTGTGATAACTAGGACTTGTATTACCCAACTTAAGCAAGAAATTTTTCGTAGAGGATATGTTTGGGAAAAAGCCTACGAAGCAAGATGCAAAGATTGTGGCAAAGAACATAAAAGACCAGTTATCGAATGTTCAAGATGTGAAAGCACAAATTTACAAACTCCAGATGTTAAGCAACTTCAATATGCTGAAAAATTTATAGAAGGATATGTTAACAAAGCAGAACAACTTTTCATAGATGTCCTTAGAGAATTAGAAGATGACTTGAACATAATGGATGATGCTTACATTATTTTAGTAAAAGAATACTTTATTGATGGTAATCAAAAAATAAGGATGCATCGCATTAAAGAAATTTATCGAGGCGACCCTGTAACTATGGCTATCTATTCTGATGAGTTAGGGCAAAGAGGAACAAAAGGCTTTACGTGTGTAAATCATAGACATATTCTTTCTACTGAGCCTCATGAAATGTGTGAAGAATGTGGTAGTGCATTATATCCAGTTCATTATGTAAATCGAGTTGGAGGCAAAGACCAGCATTACTTGAGGGGAGAAGTATTGCATTTTAGCAAATACAGTCCTTCTAGATTATATGGTATGTCTCCTATTATTACTCTTTATAATCACATTACTACACTTATTGCTATGGAAAATTATGTCAACTCATCATATCAAAAAAGTCGTATGCCTAGAGGCCTACTTGCAGTTCAAACTAGAAATATGGATTCGATGCGTTCTTTTTGGCGGTCTGTTAAAGAGAAGATGGAGACTGACCCTCACTTTATTCCTGTAATGGGTATTGAAGCAGAAGGCGGTAAAGGTTCTGTTGAGTGGATTAAGTTCATGGATAGCCTAAAGGAAATGGACTATGTTTCTGTTAAAGATGATTTAAGAGATAGAATTTCTGCTTTCTTTGGAGTAAGCAAAGTGTTTATGGCCGACAATACTACAAGTGGTGGGCTAAACAATGAAGGTATGCAAATACTTGTAACTAATAGAGCAGTTCAAATGGCACAAAATGTTTACAATAATTATGTATTCCCATTCTTAATTAAACAGTTTGGCATTACTGATTGGAATCTAAAACTCCCACCAAGCGAAGAAGAAGATGAAATAGCAGTATTAAGAAAGAGAGAAATTGAAGTTAATATTGCGGCTTCTACTAAGAATTTAGGATTTGAAGTTGATATGGATGAAGATGGCCAATTTACTTTTAAGAAACCTGAACCAAAAGAACCAGAAGAAGGTAAAGAAGGGGCTAAAGAAGAAAAAGTTGAATTAGACCCCTATGCTGGAACAAATATAGACCAAAGTCAATTAGGGCAAATACAAGAACAGACTTTAAGCAAACCACAGGAGAATCCACCGGCAACTAGAAATAAACCGAGAATGAGCGTTGGGCCAGATAAAAGAATGACAGGCCTACCTAAAGAAGCAGGGAATCAAAACGTAGACACAAGAAATGAAAGGAGAGTAGGATAATGACTGAAGATTTAAAACAAAAAGAAATAAGATTAAGAAAAGAATTAGCACAAGTAAAAGCGTTAAACGCTAATGCAAGTGCAGAAGTAAAAAAGACTAGAGATTTATCTCTAGGAGGACTTCCCCCAGATAGTTCTCATAAAGTTAGTCCAGCATCTAGCGATATTCCCGATGTTGTAAGTCTGCCTCCAAAAAGAAGAGGAAGAAAGGAAAATATTCCATTTTAAGGTGTTACTATGTTTTTAGAAATATCTAAAGATAAATCATTTGATACTCTTATAAAAAGAGTTCCTTTAGATGAAAATACTAAAAAACTACTAGGCACATCGAGTAGGAACGAAATTATAAAATCTTTAGTTGAAAATATGAATAGTGAAAATATCGCTATTTATAGAAAACTAATTTCAAAGGCAGAAGAAGAAGATAGAGAAGAACAAGAAGCAAGAGAGGAAGCAGAAGCGGCTTTTTCTGCCCAATTAGGAGGCCAAGGGTCTAGAGGAGAAGGAATGAGTCAAGCCGGAACCGATACTGAAGCATATGAATCAGAAGAATCAGAAGAAGTTGCTTCTAAATTTGAATATAGTAGATTTAAATCTGTTAGACAAAGATATGTCACTCTAGAAAATGCACTACCAGCATTAGAACGTCTTGCGAAGGAAATGGAAATACAACCCTCTACCAAAAGCATACACACTTCCGGCTATGAATTCTTTAACGTAGATGATTATGATGGTCTTATTGGAAAAAATATGAAAAAGTCCAATACTATTATGGATGCTATGGAAATTATTTCTGAAAGTGAAAAAGGCCTACTTGACAAAACTGAGTATATTAAAAATGGAATTCTTGTTGCCATCTCTCCACCTTTAAGAGCCGATAGAGCCACAGGAAAGCCTAAAAGAGTTAAAAAATTAGATGATGTTGATGTTCAAGAAATTCAAACTAGGCTATTAGAAATAATGAACAACACTTATTCTGTCGAAGGTCAAGAAGACATGACCTTTATGGATGCTTTTAAAAATATACATATTAATACCTTTAAGAAAACTCCTACTGCTAAAAGAGATACAAAATCTTATCTCTCTAGAGTGCAAAGAGCATTTAACAAAATTTCTGAAAAAGAATATGATGAAATGGGAAGCATAATGAAGGGACTACAAGAGGTACTAAAGGAACTAGAAAAACTAGGGAAGAATGATGTAAGGTTAGTAAATAAAATAGCAGAATTAGAAGGCTATATGAAAAGCGATAATTTAGAAGATATGATTGCTTATACTATTAACAATCTTCTTAGTAGTTTAAAAGAAATCAAAACTACCTACTACAATGAAGACCCTATTACTGGAAAAAAGAAACCTGTTGGTGAATCGGTTGCTTACCGGAGAAAAAAAGACCCCATTACTGGAAAAATCGGACCAGAAGTAAAGGAAATTTTAGACCAAGTAGAAGAAATTTCTCAAAATAAAGAAAAATATAAAGATAGAATTATTCAAACTATCCAAGAAAAATTAAGTGAATCCCAAGTAAAATTAAAGGAAGTTAGAAGAGACACTAAATCTCTAATTTCTTACGTTCCATTTATTGAACAGACTATACAAATTATAAGAAAATTCAATAGGATAACCAAGCCAGATAAATCAGAACTTGCTAGATTAAAATCCATAGTTGAAACTTTAGAAGAAGATGACGAGGAAGACAATAAAGAACTTAAAAACGCTAAAGAGCAAGTAGCGTTAGAGGAAAAATCCTTAGAAAGATATTTCACATTAAGAAAAAGAATAAAACAGTTTGACGCTATGATTGGCGATATTAAAGATGAGTTTAGGAATTTAAATGTTTTATTAGAGCCTATAGAGGAAGGAAATGAAAAAGCCCTTCAAGATTTAGTTAGTTCAATATCCACTATGTTTATGTTTACACAAAAAGAAAAGAGAGCAGAGGCTCAATCTATTGTAGATGAAATAAAAGATGAATCTGTCTCAGAAATGAATCCAAGAAGTAGAAGAAAGAAATACAAAAAAGTTACTTCTGTATCTATGGAACAATTGGATGAAATGTTGGAAGCAGCAGATGAAGCATATGAAGTTGTGGAAAGACTAGCGGAAAAAGTAAATGAGATGGAATCTTTATTAAGTGAAATAAAAGGGTGAATAATATGACATGGGATTTTTATGGTGAAGGAAATAATTTTATTTTAAAGGAAAAGAAACAGGTTCCAAAAGAACTTTTAGATTCTTTAGATGCTAAAGGTAAAAAAAGATTAAAGAAAACATTACAGGCTGCTGAACCAACAGAATTTTTTGGTCAAGATTTTACTAAGTTAGGTGATTTAATTTCTACTCTTAAAGAATTAGATTTGATGAAATCAGATAAAAAACTCAATAAGAAAATAAAGTCTATGGATGAGAGAAACATTGATATTGTGGCTACTGCTACAAAACTCCGTAAGGAGTATGAATTGCTCTTTAGACAACTAAGAGATTTAGTTTATCCCACAGGAAAAAAGGAGAGAAAGGAATGAGCGATAAAACCATTAATGAAGAACTACTTGAAATCATAAAGGCTTTGAGTGTTAAGATTGAGACTCTGGAAAAAACTGTTTATTCCCAAGATAATTTGCTAATGAAGTCAGGGTATGTTGTTGCTGAGACTCCTACCCCAGTAGTTGATAATGTGATTGGCTCAAGTGTGGCTGATGTATCAACTATGGATTGGTCTGATATTCACAAAATGGTAGAAAATGCAGGTGGACAATAATGACATGGGAGCATTGTATCAAAAAAGAAGATTCAAAAAAAGTAGTTATTGAAGATATATTGAACCGATTGACAAAAAGGACAATTTCAAATAGTAAAGCAGTTGAATTACTTGAAGAGTTATTTGAAGAAAAGTAAAGGAAGTGAAGATATGCCAGAAAGAGTAACAAAAGAAGAAAGAATTGTCAGCCTAACTATTGAAAAAGCAAGAAACGCAAAAGAACTACTACATCAATCAATGTATGATAATAATCGCCTACCAGATGAAAAAGATGACCGTATGGAAAAAGTCAAAATTAAGCGACCAAAGGCTGAAAAGGATAAAACCAAAATTGAGAACAATGATGGGACTCATTCTGGCTACGGTAAAGGTGGGGAAACAACAGAATTCAAAGCCTAAATTGAAGAGGGTTTTTGAATGAAGTTAAGTTCTATTGAGAAGGATAAACAACCTTCCGAAGAAATACTTCGCTTATTTGAAAGGATTAGAGTTGCATATCTTTCTGCAAGAAATGACCCTACTGAATATGGCGGGCGTTGGAGAAAAGCCATAGAAATGATTAAAGAAGTAGTAGAAGATATAGATGCTACCACTAATGAACTCAAAGACTATTTAGATTTTGATTTATTAGATATGAAAGAAAGTGGCGACCCATCTTCACTTCAAGCACAGAAAATATTTGATGGAATAAAGGCACTTAGATATTCTTCTGATTTAGTGGAAGACCCCTTCTCTAAAAGATTCAAAGGAAAAGTCCTAGAGTCTCTATTAGGTAGTCCAGAAACTATGGTAAAATTTGTTCACTATGCTCTTAGAGAAAATGATAAAACTTTACCCGAAGAAATTTATGCGATTAAAGATATGGAAATGGATGATATTACTGTGGGTCTTAAGGGGCTTGACCTAGAATCAGATGATATTGCCCTCTATATTATTGAACATTACGGGGATGGAAAAGACTCGAAAGAGGTAGAAAAGAAAGTTAAATCTGCTATGGATATGTTAGAACTATTAATGTTATCTAAATATTCTGAAGAGGACTTAGAAGACTTAAAAGAAATAGATGGATTTAAAACTCAAAAAGAAAGAAAATCTTTAGACATTAAAAAAGAAAAGAAATCCGAAGAAGAAAAAGCCCAGTCTGATTTTATTGTTCCAAATAAGCCAATGTATAGAATTTTTGATATAGATGATATTAATGAATTAAAAGGTTTTAGTGGAGAATGGTTTATTCAAGAAAAATATGATGGTATGAGAATACAATTACATAAAATAGACAATAATGTAAAGATTTATTCTTATAATAAAAAAGATATTACTGAAAAATGTAAAGATATTGCTAAGGAATTAAAGAATAAACAATTCGGTAGTTGTATTTTAGATGCAGAATTAATTTTATTTGATGGCGAAGAAGCCCTTCATAGAGCAGATACTATTGCTCATGTTTTTAAAAATAAATACAAAGATGCTACATTAAAATGTCATGTCTTTGATATTATGCGACATGATGAACAAAACTTGTTAGATGAAGAATTAAGCGATAGAATGACTATAATGTTCAATAATTATTCTATGCATTCTGCTGACGTTCTAAACTTCCCATCAAAGAAAGATACTAGGCAAGCAGATAATCTAAAAGATGTAGAAGAATATTCTAAGACTATTATGGAAATGCCTACTTCCGAAGGAGTAGTTATCAAAGACGCTACTTCTACATATTACTTAGGAACTAGAAAGAACCCAAAGTGGATAAAGTGGAAGAAGTTCGTAGACTTGGATGTTATTGTTTTAAATAAATCTAAGACTAAAAGCAATCTTTATTCCTATACTTTAGGAGTTGGCCCAGTTGAAGAGGAAGGAAAATTTATCGAAGAATTCCAAGGCAATAAATACATGGATGTTGGTAAGGCTCTTAACACCAAAATAAATGTAGATATTGGAAGCATAATAAGAGTAAAGGTAGATGAAGTCAAAAAATCGGGAGAAAGATATACTTTATTTTCTGCAAAGGTAATAGAAGTGCCAGAAGTAGAACACCCCGATAAATTAGTTACTTTGGAACTTCTTTCTCAAGATACTAAAAAATCATTAAACTATACAGTTGATGCTCTAAAGAAAGGGATTACTATAACAGACCATATACACGGAGAAACCACTATTATTGTTAAGTCTGATTTGGATGGTTTTACCATATATGGTTTTGAAGAAAATAATTTAATGTCTAAAAATGCATTAAAGGATTTAGATATGTGGAAGCAACAAGTAGAGGAAATAATGAAAACAAAACAAAGTAAACTTACTGTTGCTATATTTAATTATTTGAAAGAGAATGGGGCTAAGACTCCTAAAGAATTACACAATTATTTAGTAAAGGCCCACTCTTCTCTTTATGAAGATGTATTAGAAAGCCAATATTCTAAACTTAAGAACTGGGCAGAAGAAAGAGATGGTATTTCTTTTGATTCAGATAAATTATTTGCAGAAGCAGATAAGATATACCAAGAAGATTCTATTAAGAAAGCCTATAAAACTCCAGAAGAATACCAACAAGGTGAATTCAAAATATATATGCGAAAAGATAACAATCTAAATATTGTTATGAAATTAGGAGATGAATCTATTAACTGGTTAGTAGATACTCAAGATGAAGAAGAAATATTTGATATGTTTGGTAAAGCAGGTAAATATCCTGCTGAAGTAGCAAAAAATATTGATAAAGAAAAGACAGTAGATACTGGAACTGTTAAATTAGGAATTCAAAGGCATGGCTATCATGAATATTTTTTAGAAGGCAACAAGTTTGAAACTAAACTTCATGTTCGGGTTTTACCAGTGAAAGGTGAAAGAATGTGGTTAGCATGGACTGGTTATGAACAAAAACCAGCAGACAAAGAAGGAGATGACGGTATTTGGAATATTTATGAAGATAAGTTTAGTTCAATAGATATTCCACGTTAATCTCATGTTCTTTATATAGTAGATGGAAATTAGGGAGGATTGAAGAAAATGAATGTTCTTCTCAAAAGAGACACAAATGAGTTTCAAATATTAAAAAGCGATGAATTAATGATTGGAGGATATGCAAGTATAGAAATCGTAGACAAACAAAACGATTTAATTACCCTTAAAGCATTAAATGAAGCAGTAAAAAAATATATGGAGAATCCAAAATTTAGAAATGTAATGACAAATCATTCAAATGTCCAAGTTGGAGAAGTAGTAAAATCATATCGAGATAAAACTGGGAGGTTATGGAAAACAGAAGTAGATGATGTTGGCTTCTTTGTTGTAATTAAACTCCGTGACGATATAGAAAAAGCAAAAGAAATTAATAGAGGCATCAGAAAAGGTTCATTGAGGAGTTTTAGTATCGGAGGACAGGCAATACAAAAAGTAAAGAAAAGCCATCCAGAATTAGGACAATACAATGAAATAAGCAAACTAGAATTACATGAGGTTACAATCTGTGAAAAAGGAATAAACCCTGAAGCAAAGTTTGACATTCTAAAACAAGAAAAAAATAAGGTGAAAAATATGACAAAATTAGAAAAAGCACTTGAGGAATTGGATTCATTGATGAATGAAGTCAATGCCTTGAGGAAGGAAGAAGAAAAGAAAGACGGAGAGATGTTGGATATGCCAGAAAAAGAAAGCATGGAAATGGAAGACGAGACAATGTTGGAAGAGGAAAAAGGCATGGGCGAATACATAGATGCAGAGACAAAAGCAGTTGTTTCTACTCTAGATGGAGCCGGTGTTGAAATCGGAGAGCCAGCAGACAGAGTTGTTGTTGACAATGGAAAGCCTAAAGCAACTGATATGCCAGTTGTAAAGGCTTTTGATTCCAACGAATTCTCTACACTTGACCTTTCCAACGAAAACATCGAGAAAGCATATGAAGCATTCCGTCAAGAACAACTAGAGAAATTGGCCTACGATAATCTACAAAAGACATTTGAAAGCCGATTCGCAAAAGAAGTTACTTCTAGAGAAGAACTGTTGGCAAAGGCTGAATATGATGCTGCTAGTGAAATTGCTTCCCTCAAGGAAGAATTTACACAATTGCGAAAGTCTCTAACTACTGAAAAGGAAACAATCCTAAAAGCACAAGAAGAGGCTCAAGTTACACTCCCTTCATTGGATGAAATTGCAGATATGAACTGGAATGACATTCATAAAATGGCAGGAGGAATTTAAGATGACAGGATATATTAACACAATTGCAGACTTAGAAGCACAAACATACGGATTTAGCCTTGGTGGAAGCAGTAATATGCTTTTGAAAACCGCAGGAGCGGTCACTGGTATTCATGGGGGCCATGATGCAGCAACTCAAACTTCCCCAACAACAGGTGTTGCAGGTAATCTTTACAGTGTTCTATACGGACAAAAAGTTTGGTCTATGCTAAACAGAGAAGTAAACGCACTTTCTGTTATGTCAAAAAGGCCATACACTTCAAGCGGTTGGAGAGTTCTATCAAAGCGACCTGCTGGTGGAACTGGTAACTTCCACAACTTTACTCAAACCGGAACTGATTTGGCTGGAACTGATGCTCCACGATTAGACCATATTGGTGGCGTTCCAGAAAACGCTTCTCTATCTACAAGTGGAGATGGTTTGATTGCTATCGCTCCAGAATACTCTGTATTGAGCATGTCTCCAAAGACTATTGCTCACCAATTTGATTTCAGTGAATTGGCTATGGAGATGGCACAAATTGATGACGGAATTGGCGACATCAGAGCGCAAATGAGAGAAGACATGGGTAAGCATCACGCAGAAGCACAAAACCTAATGCTTGTTTCTCCTCTAGAAGCCTATCTACAAGCAGACAAATCCAATGCGGCTGCTAACATTGAAAGAAACTATACCTCTCTTTACAAGGTTATTTCTTCAAATGCTGAATTAGACCAAATGGACACAGATAATTTCCCTGTTTCTTCAATCACAAACGATATTAGTGAAGCATACCACATTTACGGAACAAACCGTGACAGTGCTTCTTTCCTAGATTGCACTCTAGATTACGGTGATGGATATGCAAGTGGAGACTCTAGAGCATTTACCCTAACAATCATGAACAGTCTTTTGCGACAACTCCGTGAAAACGGTGGTTCACCAAAAGTTATTATGACTGGATATGACACAATTCAAACACTATCTGACCTTCTACAATCCCAAGAGCGATTTATGGATAGAAAAGAAGTAGTTCCTACTGTTAACGGTGTTCGTGGAGTTAAAGGTGCAGAAGTTGGATTCCGTGTAGCAACTTATTACGACATACCAATGATTCCAGTTGTTTCAATGCAAAGCACATCTGCTGACTCTGGAACAATCAGTGACATGCTTTTCCTTGATACCGACCATTTGTGGCTTGCAGTTATGAAACCAACTCAATACTTTGAAGATGGTATTAGCAACGGAAACCCATTCGGTGTTGGACAACTTGGAAACAGAGCATTGTATCGAACAATTGCAGAAGTAGGTTGTTCATACTTTAAAGGCCAAGGTAAAATTACCAACTTGAAGTGAGGTGTTTTAAGTGACACACACAATTACAATTTTAGCCGACCATAAAGGCTATACTACACCAAGGGTTAGTGGTGATGAATACTTTGTGGATGCAGTAATAGATATTACATCTTATGCTGCTACACAAGTTGCTGGTCACACAATTACCTTTGTTGCTGCTGCTGCTAACAATATCGCTGGCGATGATGGAACACTTGCTGCTGGTGTAACTTCTGGTCAAGAGGTAACTATTACTAATGCTGCTGATGGAGCAAACAATGCTACATTTATTATTAACACTGGAACCGCAAGTGGAACTTTTACTTTGACTAACTTAGACGGTTCAAACTATACTGCGGCTGCTGAAACTGATGATGAAGTAACATTTAGTCACACTAATGAGGTAATTAACGCTTCTACACTAGGTCTTTCCACAATCAACAAGATTGAGGTGACTGGTAAAGAACTCATTACTTACGACGTATTGCCAAAAATCAGTGCTACTGGGGCTTATTTAACAGACTCTTCGTTTGAACTTAAAGCGGTAACTAACTCTTCTGGAGCCGATGTTGCTAGAACAACCAACATTGGTGCAGTTAGAGTTAGAGTTTACGGTAATCTTTGAGGTGAGCAATTGCCTCAAGTTACCTTAAGCCATAGAGCAAACATTAGTCGTCTTGATACGCCATATGGCGTAATTCGCAAAAGAGGTGCAATCAGCGTTCCTGCTGAATGGGCTTTAATGAGAATAAAAGACAATAATCTAATGTTTGTCTTTGAAGAATCAGATAGAGAAGAAGTCTTAAGCACTGATGAAAAAACTCTAAAGTTGTTAAGTAGAGTCATGAAAGAGAATTTAGCAGACGCTACTTCTCTCTCAGACCTACTTCTTCCTAAGAAGAAAGGTGTTTCTAAGCCTAAAGTTTCTAAACCAAAAAAGAAACCTCAGACTAAGAAAACCACCAAAGAGTAGAGAAACTGTTAAGAGTCTTGGCTCATAACAATTAATTGAGGGAATACTATGGGAATAGGTTGTAGAAGTAGTGGCGTATTGACGGCGGCTAGTAATGCTATATTTTCGGGACAGTGTAAATTGGTTTCTATCCATGCCGTAGCAACAGGTTCAAATGCCACAACAATAAAGGTTTTTGATAATACTGCTGGAAGTGGAACAGAAGTAGCGAGACTAATTGTTGGAGGAAGTAATGCTCCTCATACTACTGAATTCGATATGCATGGTGTTATTTGCGGAACTGGTATTTTTGCTACTATTTCAGCAGGAACAGGCGAATCTGCGGCTATTTCCATAGAATTCTCTTGAGGTGTTTTTTTGGCGGCTTTGAATCAAGATACTAGATTAGTGATGACTATATTATTTGTTGGAACCCTAAGTGGAGCGAATGTATTCTTTTATGCTCTATATGGTTCTACTTTCCCATATACCCCAATAGCCCACGCTACTTTATTTGGGCTAATGACTATTGGAAGCATTATGGTAATGAAAGCCTTATTTGATTTAGCACTTAATGATAAAATCGAGATGTGGCTACTTGATAGAAAGATAGCAGCCTATTGGGAAAGAAAGGCTAGAGATGAAGCACAAAGAAACAAGATGCGTGAAAGTGCTAGGCAATACAATACTAACTTCTATACTCCTCAAGGGCAAGAAGAAGATTCTAACACTGTTGGAAGTGAATTTTTAGCCACACTTCAATGAGGTGGTTAAATGGTATTTGGCGACTTGATGGGTTTTTCAGACTCAGACTATGCTTATAATCAGCAAAGAGCGCATTCTGCGGATGTCTTCTTTTTGAAGATGAGAGCATGGTTTTGGGGCTTTACTTTTACATTTGCTGGTTTTTTAGTTGGTAATATTCTAGGTGTTTTTGACATAAATATAATGGGTTGGATTGTTGATGGAGTAACAGGTCTTTGGGGGCATTAAATGTCTCTAATGACAGGCTTCGCTATTTTAGTTGGTGAAGCAGTAATAGGTTTTTGGAAAAAGGTTCACGCCATTAATTTTGGAGTTTATGGGGCAACAATGGTGGGTAAAACAACATTAAGTCACCAATTAAGGACAAGAGGAGAAGTTCCACAAATTAATAAAAGAACAGTTGGTAGGGCTAGGGCTACTAGAAAAAATATTAAAATAGATGGTAATTCACATACAATAAAAAGTGCTGACATAGGTGGGGAAGCGATATTCTGGAAAGAATGGGAAAAAGATATGATTTTAAGAAAACCCAAATATATTATATTTATGATTGACCATCGACATTTAGACAGTGAAGTTAATTTAGACCATCAAGTAGCGTGGAAATTTTTAGTAGATACTATAATAACAAACCTTTGGTCAAATGGGAAAAGAAAAAAAGAAGTAGATTATCCCTTAGCAGTAGGTATTTGGGCTAACAAGTATGATGTTTGGGGAGAAAAATATCCTTTATTAGAAGGTAAAACTATAGATAAACATCAAATATTTGAACCCTTTAAATATGGCATGAGGCAGTTGAATGATAAAGGAATCCCATGCTACAAGTATATAGTTTCAGCAAAATCAGATTCAGAAATGGTGTATAAAGGAATACTTACAATGATAAAGGACTACTGATTATTATGTGGGAAAAAATATTAAAACATGATGCAACAGAAATAAATAAAAAAAACATATTAGAATATATTAAAAAAGATACTGATAATGCAAGGGTTGTAGAAATGTTATATAATAATTGGAAGAAAGATAACTTTAGCACAAAATCAAGAGGTTATGATTCACTTAGATTATTCATAAAAGGATTAAAAGATTTAGAATGGGAACTATAAGAGAAAGAGGAATGAAAGATGTATCAGCAGCAAATTATAGGACAGAATGCCCCACAGAATTTTAACCCGCTACTCAATCCAATTGAGCAAGCAAGAACTTCTGGTAACATAGTAGAATATAAACCACTAGCGATTAAACCAAAAAAACAAAAAAAGGAGTTTATTAAAATATTAACTGCGGAACCAAAGAGTTTTTTAGGAATTAAATATGGAAAAAAATTTAATCTAAAAGAAAGATGTGTAGTATGTGGAATGCATCACATATGGGAGGCAGGAGATTATCTTAGACCCCCAATGCCATTAGATAAAGTAGTGAAAGGTAGGCCGTTAATGGGAACCTATTGTCCTAAACATTCTTCTATTTTTAGACAGTTAGAAATACTTGACCAACAAATGTTAGCAGAAAAGCATGGGTTAGAGTATAAAGGATTTAAGCCAAGGATGCCTAAAATACTAAAAGGTGGGCCATTAACTAATTTAAGTAAGAACGATATTGCTTCCCTTACTGCCGCAGGTTATTTAATAAAGCCACCTGTTATGCGTGATAATAGGTCAGCCACTAACGAGGCTATCGAAATTGTTGGGGAAATAAATATACTAACAGATAGGTTGAATTACTTAATGATACAGGCAGGGGTAAAAATAACAAAGCCTTTAGAAACTGAAGAAAAGAAAGAAGATAAAGAGGAATAAATATGCCATTTGGAACAAGTAATAAAACTGTTTTAGGAGCAGTTCAAGCACAAAATGACCAGCAATTCAAGAATGTAAATAATTTACTTTCTTTACAAGACAATCATGTTGAAGAGTTTTTTCAATATCATGGTGAGATGTTTTTTGTTGCGGTGGAAAAATTACTAGAAGATGTTATAGAAAGAGTAGTTTCACAAATGTTAGGAAAACTAGCCTTTACTACAAATGGTGGCAACATCTCTTTGAATCCAGAATGTCTAAGAGAATATGAGAGAATAACACAAGAAAATATTGATTTAGATATTCAAAAGATTCTTGGGGCTGCGTTAAATGCAGAGGTTATTAATCAAAGAAAAATGGCTAAGTCACAATATCTAGAATCTCAAGGATTTGGCGGTGGAATGAATAATGCCCCTAGTGCTGGAATGGCAGTAGCAGGAGTAACAGGAAATACTCAACAATACAATCAAGTAAATAATGCTATGAATAATGGTAGTGGCTATCCTATTCCTCCCTCTGGAACAGATGGATATGGAAGACCATATTGGATTGACCCCTCTAATGGTCAAATGAGTTATGAGCCCCCTTCAAGTGGATTACATTTAGGTTCAGCCATACAAAAAGGTGCGGCTTGGGCAAAATGGTTAATGTGAAGGTGATTACATTTGTCTGTTCAGTTTAGTTTTGGAACAAAATTGACCCAAACTTTACCAGACGCAGAAGATTCTTTTAAGAAAATATTTGCAGAGTATTTATCAAAAGATAGCGATGACCAAAACTTTCGTGAGTTTTTCAAAAGGGCTTTGAGAGATGCCCAAGTAAAAGGAACCTATGATGAACTAACGCAAGAGTTTTCTAAGGTTCTTGAAAAAACAATCAAAGATAAAGAATTATCTTTACAAATGTATAAAGAGGATGCTGATGCATATAGCGAGTATATTCGTGGAGATGAAAATGAAAGAGCAGAAGCAATAAAATTTGCCGAAGAAAATTCTTTATTTGATATATTGACTGATTCAAAAAAATATAATCAGATGATTGGTGAAACTTCCCTTACATTGGGAAGAGATGTTTTAGATTTAGCACAAGAAAAGAAGTTGCCAAAATTAGATATTGATGAATTTTTGGCTTTAGAAGACTTAAACGAGTCTTATATTGAATTTATACATGATAGTATAGTGTTAAACATTAGTTTAGGAAAACCCGCTAAAACTACAAGAAATATGTATGAAGCATACAATGGAGATATGAAAACATTGATGGCAATTCCTAAATTTGTAGATAGTCTAAATATTAATTACAGTCTAATTAAAAGCGAAGAAGATGCAAAGTATGATTTTGATGTCGAGGTTCCAGAACAATCCGATACTGCAAAAGTTATGGCAGACAAACTTAGAAACTATTATGTTGAATATATTAGAGATACTTTAGGAATTAAATCGGGAGGATTTATTCCTGAAGGCTCCTATTATACTAGAGGAGTAGAATCATCTGTGGAGTATAGGCCAGATACAAAAAATACATTTACTATAGACATTTTATCTAGTAAATTAGAAGATGAATTATCTTACGATAACATTATGAAAAAAATAGAATCTATCCTACCTAACCACTTAAAGTTTGATATGCCAACAAATATTCTTGAAGTAGATTTAACTGAAGATATATTGGAGGGAATCGAAGAATCTGATTCCGTTCAAGCAAGAATAGAAGACTTATCTGTAATTACAGAAATAAAACTATTTCACTTAAAACTCACAATAAGATTAAATCCCTTTACAAAAACCGAATGGAAAAAAGGAGATAAAGATAAATTACTAAAAAAACCTCTTAAAGAAGCACTTCTTGTTTCAGAAAGAAGAATCGCTAAAATAGGAAGATTTGATTTTAGTTATTATTCTAAAGAAGGTCAAATAAAGAAAAATAAAATGAATGACCATCTTAATGAAATAAGAACCAAATTAAAATATTTAAAAACTAATGGAGTAGATGGGGGAATATAAAATGTCAATTACCTCATCTCCCAGTGATTATTCTTTAGCAGGAACTCCTGACTATTCAGCCGGTATTGGTTTTTATACAGATTATATTCAAGTTGCTGATTTATTACAAGTTCCTCGTTTTGATGCTTCTGCGACTTATCCAACTAGAGCGCAAGTTGGTAATATAATAAAAAGAGTAGAAGGGATGGTTGACGATAAATTAAAAAGAAGTTATAGACCAATTGTAACTAAAAAAGAGATTCATAATTTTGAATACACTAATAGAGCAGGAGCAACTCTTTATGGTGGTTATGTTGGTTTTATTCAACTAAGACAAATGAAAATTCAAAAGATTATTTCTTTACAAGTTTGGTCTGGAAGTGGATATAAAGAATTAGCATCAGCAGAAGCACAAATACAATTATTAGAAAATTTTAGAGATATTTATTCTATTACTTTACAATTACCTAATAGCGGTGTTGAATTTGAGATGGTTGCAGAAAATACAGTAGGTAGTTTAGGCAATGATGAGTTTTGTAATACCTTTGGAATTAAAACAACTGTTAATGATATTATTTCATTAATTAATGAAGAATTTCCATCTACTAGACAATATACCAACGCTAATGCAGCAAAAAGTCTAACAAGTTCTAGTTTGTCGATTTCGGACTTTTTCTTTGCCCAAAAAGAGGAAGGAAATGGAGCAAAGATTCTCGTTTCCTCCCTACTTTCGGGGGATGATGGGTCGGATTGTGTGGTGAAAATAAAGACCCAACAAGCGATGACCACTTCTAATACTAGCACTACTTTGACAGTAGCGGATTCCAGTAAATTAGTAGTAGGTATGGGAATATCGGGAACTAATATTCCTAGCGGAACGACAATTTCTACAATAGCAAGTTCTACATCAGTTACCATGAGTCAAGCGGCTACAGGAACAGGTGGTGCAACTGGAACTTTTACTGCTACAAATTTAAGTGTTCCAACTCTTGCCACAGTTACAAATTTTACAGACAAAGAAGACATGCGAAGAACTGGCGACTACTGGCTACTTGGAGAAGAGGGGAGAATTTTCTTTTTACAAGATTATCCTTACCATACAAGAAATTCTATTTTTGTTTCTTACTTGGCTGGAAATAGTAGGGTTCCTGCCGCAGTTCACGAAGCCACTACAAAATTAGTCGCTGCTGAAATTATAAGGCATGATGACCAAAGCGTATTGATTACTGAAACAGGTGCGAACATTTCCACTAAAGAAAAATATGATATTCTTCGTAAAGAGGCTATGGATATATTAGGGAGCAAAACCGATATTGTTTATTTCTTAGATTAGGGGGAATAATTTTGGCTATCAAACTTAATGTTCAAAAATTTACAGAATTTCTTGAGATACAAAGAGAAAGACAATTAGCCATGCAAGAACTTTCTCAAGTTTTAGGAATAGATATATCTTTTTCCGATGAAGAAATAATTGAGTATGCTACAGAACAATATGAAAATTATGTTAATAGCCAAGTAGAAAAGGAGGTATCGTTATTGATGAAGTCTCTCTTTTAATTAATTTGATTAATAGTAATTGGTCAAGTAACGCTAGTGCTTTAGTAAGTGCCGGAACTATTAGTTCTTCTCATGGGGTAACTCCAGAAGTAATTGACATTAGAAGCATTACTGCAAATAAAGCAGCAAGGGTTGATTTGGGAAGATACCCCGCTACAATTGTAGTGTTTGAAGATTCGCAAAATATTGAATATCCTACTATTCACTATGATATTAGAAATGAGACATATACCTTCACTTTACATATTAGAGTTCTTCATGATGAAAGGTCTGGTTTTGATTCTTCATATGGCAAAGACAGGCTAAGGGCTATATACTTGATATTGCGTAGAGTGCTTGAAGGTAGCAGAAAGGGTTATACTGCAAGTGATGGTTCTAAGTTTAATCAATTATTTGTAGGCCCAAGAAGCGAAAGTAATGACCGAGCAAAGAAACTTTTTGGATATAAGGTGAGTTTAGAAGCAAAAAGATTTGGTTTAAGTATTCCCTAGTAAGTTAGTAAGGAAAAGGGAGATGAAAACATGGCAATTAATACAGATATATTTTTAGGAAGCGGCGCAACATTAACTATGATTCCAGAATTGGATTTAAAGGTTATATTGAACAATTCAGGGTCAACTACAACTAAATTAGTTGCAGATGCATTATGGACTGATAACGTAAGGATGGTTGAAAATCTATACGTTGGTTGTGTTGTTGATTTATACGACCATTCCGAATCACCAACAGAAGTTCATTCAACGCATGTTATTACTGCAAATGATACTACTTCAATTACTATAACCCCTGCTCATACTATTGGAACAATTCAGGATGCAACAGATTTCGTTGTTATTAGAGGATATGGCGCACCAGCACCAACAACACTTACAGGTTCAATTGCACGATTAAGTGCTGATAATTGGTTAGGTGTTTTAGAAAGTGCTACTTTCCCTAATCTTGAAGTTGAAATGAAACAACTTAATTTATCTCTAGGCGGTTCAAGAAACTTTACTCATCAATACAAAGGCATTGAAACTGCAAGTGGAGGAAATTTAAATATCGTTAACAATCAAGGAACTTGGTTGTATTATGCTTTAGGTAAATGCACTCAAATCAATGCGACTTTTACTGGAAGTTCTTCTTTAGACCCTGCGACTCCACCATATACTGCTCACGCTAACAATGCTCTTTATTTAGATATTGGAGAAACTGCAACCGCAAAAGCATTTAGTGATAATATTACTGGATTTACTTCAACA